GGCGGTGAGTGTCAGTAAACGAGCTAAAACGGTGATTAAAGCGAAACCGAAGTATTTGTAACGAAAGGAGGACGTTAAATGTCGAGAATTAAGCAGCTAGAGGCGCAACTGTCGTTTGAGAAGCGAAAAGCCGCCCAGGCCTGCGCATTGAATGAGATTATGCCGGAAGGCGGCGAGAAGAAAACGCAGGAGCAACTCGCAGAAGAACTAGGAATGTCGCGGATGGGGTTGTATCGTTGGCGGACGCAAGATCCCGCCTTCATCGAATACATGAACTTGCTAGCAGACGACATGCTTTCGAGTCATAGGTCGGAAGTTTACGGTCAATTAATGAAGTTGATTAAAGGTCCGCAGCCATCCGTTAAAGCGATTGATTTATTCATGAAACGGTACGGATTACTTACCGAAAAGCAAATTATTACCGACAACACAACAACCGACGAGTCAGTCGATGATATTCAAAACGAAGCGGATAAGTTAGACGCACTTCTAAAGGAGGAATAAGCGATGGGTTTTACGGACTTTTTTAAGCACCGCAACCACGAACCCGACGACGGATCGCATACTAAAACGTATAGCATCATCCGACCCGGCGCGCAGTTTCCTCCGGCTGATTCAATCGAGCGACTAGCGAAATATCGGCGCATGAAAAAGCTTTTTGAAGGACGTCATCGGGACGTTTATGAGCGTGCGACCGATATTCTTAAAGATTCGCCACAAGCCGAGCAATTGAAGAAACTGTATATCGCGGTCAATCTTGCGGACATTCTCGTCACGAAGCCGGCCGATCTTCTCGTAGGCGAACCGGTTCAGTTCGAAAGCGGGCTACCCGATGATAGCGAAGAACAAAAAGCGCTCAATCGCTACGTAGAGGAAAACGATATTAATCAGCTTCTTCACGAAAGCGCAACGGCTAACGGATTTCGTGGCGATTCATGGTTTAAGGTGCGGTACGGATATCGCCAAGACTTTACGGAAGTGGAAAAGCTCGGCTTACCAGTACCGGCAGATGCGGAGATGGAAGCGATCATCGAACACGTTAGCGCTGGCGCAGTATTTCCGGAGTTTAGCGTCGGGAACGTCAAGAAACTAAAGGCGGTCAACATTGCGCAAGTTGAATGGGTTGAGACGGAGAAGACGGAGATTCCGTTTTTAAATGTTGAACGACATGTTCCGGGCTATATTCTTTATTCACGATACCGGCTACATGAAAACGGGGTTGATACATCAACTGGCATGTCTTTATCCGTATATACCATCGGCAAACAACTTCCGACCGGGCGCGAAGAAGACATCGAAGAAACGCACCTGCCGCATATTCCGGTCTTTCACGTACCATACAAGTCAATAGACGACGAGTTCTTCGGAATCGGCGGCTTAGAGAAGTTAGAGACGGTATTTGCTGCGATTAATGACCGTTTAGTGCAGATCGACTACATTCTATGGAAACATAGCGACCCTACAGCGTATGGACCGGAGATTCAAGACGAAGGAAACACGGTTCAATTCGGCGGCGCTTATATCCCGGTCGGAAAAGAAGATGTAACCCCTGGGTATATGGTATGGCAGGCGCAACTAGACGCGGCTTTTAAGGAACTCGATGTTCTGTTTAGTAACGTATTTATGATGTCGGAAACGCCCCAGTGGCTTTTCGGAACTACGATGTCAGGCGATAACTCAGGCGGAACAGGTACGTCTCATACTGATGGCGCAGCAATCAAAGCCCGTTTCATGCCGATTCTTTCGAAAGTAAAACGAATAAGAGCGCACTATGATAAAGCAATCCGTGATGCGCTGTGGACTTGCATGCTTTTGGAGAAGGCGGTCAAACGTATTAAAATCGACGAAGCCGTTTATCCTCGCGCAATTTGGAACGACGGTATTCCGAGGAATGAAAAAGAGCTTGCGGAAATCATGGAAATCAGAACGGCAGGCAAACCGACTATTGACGTTAGGGACGCAATCAAGGCGATGGATGACGTTGACGACGAAAAGGCAGACGAAATCATGCGACGCATTGCAGAAGACGAAACGTCAGCAAATGGCTTTGTAGACGCGTCAATCTTTAATGAGCCGGAAGCGACGCCTGAACAAGAGGACGAAGAGTAATGGCGAAAGTACCGGCACCTAACTACGATTATCAAACGAAGCAGCTTGCCGGCTATTATCGTTCCGCCATCAAAGACATGCTCGCCGAACTTGATCGCGTTGATATTTCGGATTTTCGGCGGGCCAATGCGCTTGCTACGCTACAATCAATCAGCGATATTTTATCGGATCTCGATACGAAGTCGGCGCGATGGGTTAGCGAAAACGTACCTATAGCGGCAAGAGAAGGCGTTATAAATACGCTTGTCTCACTTAAGGTCGCGGAGTCAGTTGAACAGGCGGCTCTTATCGTAAAATTCAACGAGTTAAACGAAGCTATGGTCGCAGCGGCTATCGCAGACACACAGGCAGACCTTTTGGCCGTCACGCAGAATGTAGACCGGAAAACAAAAGCCGCAGTCAGGCGAGCCGTTTCCGATTCTATTAAATACAACATGGCGTCGGGCGCAAACGGACGTCGGACGATCAGAGACGATATCAAAAAGCGACTCAAAGAATCGGTAATGACCGGAATCGTCGACGCAAAAGGACGACGTTGGAAGCCGGAAGTATACGCCGACATGGTGACTCGAACGAAAATGATGCAGACATACCGCGAAGCAACGACTAACGAAGCCGTGAATCGCGGCGTTTTGTATGCGCAAATATCGTCGCATGGAGCTTCGGATTACTGCCGTTTTCACGAAGGCGAGATCATGAAACTTACGCTAGATGCGCCGGGTCCTTACTTAACTTACGACGAATTGCAAGCGACGGGCGAGATATTTCACCCGCGCTGTAAGCACGTATATTCACCGATTAGAGATGTCGATTTATTGTCCGAACGTTAAGACGTTAAACTAAACGGCTGTTTTATCTAATAGGCGACGGCCTTAAAACGGTTGGAGGACGATATGTTTGTAAAACGATTTATGCCGTTATTTGACGCAGATGATCAAGCGGGCGGTGGACAGGTGGATGAACAAACGCCGACGCAACCGACTGAAGATCAGCCGAAGAAAATCGAGCTTACGCAAGAAGAACTAGACGCGATGATTACCAAACGCATTAGCCGCACGGAATCTAAATACGCAGATTATGGCGATCTAAAAGAGAAAGTATCGGCGTATGAAAAAGCGGAACAAGAAAAGGCAGACGCGGAGCTAACGGAACTAGACCGCATCAAAAAGGAACTCGAAGCTAAGTCGGAAGTTGAGCAATCACTTACGCAACAGATCGAGGAACTTAAAAAGGCGAGCGAACAAGAAAAGATTACGAACGCATTCATCAAGTCGGCTACGTCGGCTAATATCGCGTATCTTGACGATGCATTGCGCTTGGCTGATTTAAGCGGCGTTTCGATAGAAGACGGAAAAGTAGTCGGAGTCGATGACGTAGTGAAGGCGTTAGTAGAAGAAAAGCCGTTCCTTATTGCGCAGAAGCCTAAACCTATCGGTCAAAGTACGAATTCAGGGACGGATAAAATCGATAAAACGCCGGATCAGCTTATCAAAGAAGCCGAAGAAAAAGCACGTAAAAGCGGACGTACAGAAGATCGCGCTGCGGTTGCTCAATTAAAAAGACAGTTAAGAAAATGAGACTCCTTTAATTAGGGGTCTTTTTTAATAAAAACAAACAAAGGGGGACATATTTTTATGTCACAGATTTTCTCTAAAGATTTAATTGGTAAAACAGAATCGGTTCAAGACGAATTACTTCTTTTAAATCCACATCAAACTCCGTTTCTTGCGATGATTGGTTTTTCTAACCCAGTAACGCAAACTGAGCACCAATGGTTCGAGGACGAAATGTTTGCGTATGAAGGAAACGTTACTGACGCGGCTGCTACTGATGCAACTGTTTTAAAAGTATCTTCTGTGGAACCGTTCCGTAACGGGCACGTCATTAAACTAGGCGAAGAGCTAGCGCTTGTTACTGCGGTAAATAAGTCGGCTAAGGAATTAACGGTCGTTCGAGGTTACGCTAACACTACTGCGGCTGCAATTACTGCGAACGAGAAGGTAGAGGTTCAGTTCGTAGAAGGTTCGGAGGGTGCTGACGCTAGACAAGGTCGCTACAAACCACGTAAACGCGTATCAAACATTACACAAATCTTTGACGAAACTGTAGAAATTTCCGGTACTGCTGCGGCTGTTGCTAATTACGGTATCGCGGATATGTACGAGTACGAAAAGCAAAAGAAACAGCTTGAACTAGCGCTTCAAATGGAAAAAGCGTTCATCGGTGGTATTCGCTATGAGAACGGTTTAGTACGTCAGATGGACGGCGTCCGCAGTTTCATTAAAACTAATGTGACTAATCTTGGGGGCCAAGAACTCTCACTAGAAGCGATCAACGATTCTCTTCAGTCAATCTACACTAAAGGCGGTTTCAAGAGCGGTGGTCAGTACGAGATCGTCGTACCTGCGAAACAAAAACGTATCGTTTCTAAATTCGATAAGACGTTAGTCAGAGTAAACCAAGGTGAGGAAGGCCGTGGAACCGTTGTTAACTTCTTGACGACTGACTTCGGTGAGTTCCCGGTATCTATCAACGACAACTTGGCGGCTGATGAAGTTCTTATCGTAGATAAAAACCGCATCAAAATCCGTCCTTTACAGACGCGTGACATGAGCCATGAGTACCTAGGTAAAAAAGGCGACTACTTCCAAGGTATGCTTGTCGGTGAGTACACGCTTGAATTCCAACAAGAACCGGCTCACGCACGCATCAAAGGCGCTAAATAATAACGGCCCGCACTCGCGGGCTTTACTCTTTTGATAGAACGGAGGTAATGCGGACTTGGCAACGTTTGAATCACGCTATAAAGAATTAACGTTTTATGTAGGTGGTGCACCCCGCAAGTTCTCTGACGGCATCTACACGACTACAGATCCGGAAGAGATTGAGGTACTAACCGCACTCGTCGACGCTGCTTGTACGGCTGAAGACGAACCCAAAACGGAGGATAAACCGAAGCCGGCGCCAGCTAAAAAGCCCGCCAAGAAATCCT